ATTGATCGCCTAGCCTCTTCAACATCCGATTCAGCCATACGCGTATTCTCAGTATAATCTGCTTGTATACTACACCACTCAGGAAATTGTGGGTCAAAGCCACGCTGAAAAAATCTACTAAACCAGTTTTGACGTCCGCGTGGTGTACTTATAAATATTGCTTTAGCATTAGGCTTGTCTAGTGTAGGACGTAGCTGTACATTAAATGCTTCTTCGCCACGCTCCGATAAGGCAGCCTCGTCAAATATAATTAGGTCATAGCTTCTACCAACTGTACTATCAACCGTACCTATTGAACCCATGCGAATAGTCGAACCATTCGATAGCTCAATAACTTTATCCTTAAGATTATCACGGGTAACCTCCAGGTCAAAGTGTTTTATCAACTTGCGCTGCAGCTCAAAACTAATAGAGCTCAAATTATAATTAGGTGATATGATTAATACATTACAGTTTGGTACTAGCGTAACTAGTTGACCAATAATATTAGCTATATAAGTTTTGCCCAATCGACGTGCAAGAGCAGCGCAAATAAAACGATACTGCGGGCTGTTGACTGCATTGATTAGTGCGATTTGGGGTCGGTTAATTGTATCGTAGATATTGAGTAATCTAAGATAGTTATCTATAGGCAGCTTGATAAATCGCCTGTCAGCTGGAAACTCATAGATATAATCACACTCAACATCACTTCTACTTACTACTAGCATGTAAAAACTCACATAAAACAATAGTTGCTAAAACACTTAAACCTAGTGCGCTAACAGTAAACCATACAGGGTCTATCATACGCCATCACCACTTATCAATTTGTGTATAAGTTGACTGTACTTGGTGCCATCATCATTTATTTGTACATTTACCTGCTTGGTTGGTGCCGATTCGGTTCGCAATTTTTGCAGCTGTATTTCACGATCTAATAAGTCCATACTCATTTTATGCGACAGCTGTAGTAGATCAGCAATGTCTTTGCCGGACCCAACGCCGGCTTCTGCAATTTCCTCAAACTTTTGCTTGATAATAGCGTCCATAGCACGACGCATAAGAAAGCGGTTGTTATAACCACTATCAAAAAATACACGGTCAATATAACCACGTACTTCACTGCGTGCTAAAATTTCACATACACGATCTAGTGGTATGCCTAGATCATCACTAACAAGTTGTGCACTGTTGTTAGTTAGATAGCAGTTGGCTACCTCAAGAGCCTCAGGACTTATGCTGAGGGTTTCTGCTGGTAGATTAGTTGTCATGTTATTTCCAATTAAATATTTACATATTAGCTGTATTAGTGCTAGGAAAGGCTCTTCCTGCTCCCCATATAATTTTCACGGCTCCGCCGGCACCAACTCCAGTAGTAGGGCCCCCAGAGTTATACGCTTTTCCGCCTGCTCCGCCCCCATATGCTCCGCCACTTCCAGCTGAACCGTCTCCACCGCCACCTCCTCCAGCAGTTCCAGCGCTACCGCCTCCTCCACCGCTGCCACCGCCAGCACCACTAGTACCATTTGTGCCTTGGCCGTTTATTCCTGTACCACCTCCGGCTCCGCCTCCAGTAAATGCACTTCCACCGCCTCCACCAGCACTACCGCCGGTTCCAGCACCACCAGAAGTATAGGCATAATATCTGTTTCCAAGACCACCATCCCCGCCAGCTCCGGTATATCCTCCAGCTCCACCACCGCCGCCGGCAGCAAAATCTGTATTAACCGTACCGCCTGTACCACCATTTCCGCCGCCATCACCTATATAGGTTCCACCGGTATTATAATTAGTACCGTCTTGTCCGCCACCACCGCCTCTAACAGTTGACGTATTAATAAAATAACTGTCGCCGCCTGCAGTATCTGAAGATCCACCACCTCCTACAACTACTGTATAAGTTTGTCCTGGTGTTACTGGAATAGCATTTTTCCACCCCAGTCCACCTCCACCTCCGCCTGCTGCGTTACTCCAGCCATAGGTTTTTTGTCCAGCTCCGCCACCAATACAGACCACACTAACACTTATTACTCCCTCTGGAGCTGTCCAGGAATAGGTTCCAGGGCTAGTATATGAAGCCTGTCCAATTACATTCATTTCTATATTTTTTACTACAACACTTGTTAGTGTAGTTAATATTCTTCCTGTTATTGAACCGGATCTTATTTGTAAAATAATGGTCTCGTCAGATTCTGTAGTATCTATTATAGGTAATATGCTAATAGTACCACTACCATTTGTAATAGTAAAAGAACCCGAATTACTGCCTGTGGAAAAATCGCTGCCTGTAGTAGTGCCTACGTTAGTCCAGTATAGCGTTGTACCACTAGCTATGTTAAATGTTGTAACAGTCCAAATTACACTATTATTCTCATCTACAGTAGGACTATTAGGGGTAGCAAGAACAATAGGAAGATTACTGCTATTAAGTCGCCGTAATGATGTAGTTTGTTGGCTAGCTAGTTTAATAGACATTAGGTAATCTCCGAACCGAATAGGGCAAAGCTAACGCTTCCACTAGTGCTATACACACTAACTACATCGGTTGCTGCTAGTGTAATACCCATAGTTAGTGCTACACTGTCTGCGGCTGGTACTGGTAGTTCGTAAACTATATAGTGTTGATTGGTAATGGTGGCTCCACCAGGCCTAACTGCTATTCTTACTGTAGTATTGGCATTATTTTGTAAATTGCAAATATTAATAGTACTAACTACTGCGCTAGTGCTAGCCGGTACTGTATACAGTGTAGTCAATGTTGTAGCTGCTGGCTGACTTTGGCCTAATACTTTATATGCTATTGGCATAATTTATCCTTACATTCCGGCTAATAAAAATGGGCTTAGTCCTTGGTCTGTGCTACCTGATGCACCTGAGATGCCTTGTATGCCCTGTATGCCAAGTCCTTGTATACCTTGTATACCCTGTGTACCTGCGCTGCCTGAGACGCCTTGTGTGCCCTGCACACCACTGCCTGTAGTACCTTGTACGCCTTGGGGTCCTTGTGGTACTGGATAACCACTTAATATAATTGATCTAGCAGATCTTGCCATAATTTAACACCTTAATATATTAATTAGGGAAATGCAAATCTAAGAACAACTATACCGCTGCCACCATTGCCGCCTTTATTACCGCTATTATAGTGGCTTCCACCACCACCACCTCCACCGGTGTTTGCTCCAGCATTTCCGCCAGGAGCATTTGCTTGCGAAACAGTACTACCACCTCCTCCAGGAGCACCTTGGTTTAAGCCGCTGCCACCTACTGTAACACCAACGGCACCTCCACCACCTCCACCGGCACCCCCATCGCCACCTATAACAGTGTATCCAGAACCTCCACCGCCACCAGCCCAAAAGTAACTAGTGCCTAAAATATCGTTGCTAATACCAATACCACCAGTAGCGGGATTAGTTACACCAGCAGCTCCTGCTCCTCCCCCACCCCCTGGATAGTATGCTCCAATACTACTAGCTCCACTATTTCCCTGTCCTGCAGTACCTAGTGATCCGCCATAATTGGCTCCACCTCCGCCACCTGAACCGCCTGATGTAGATGGACCATTGCCACCATAGTAACTACTTCCACCGCCTCCACCGCCAAGCGCTACAATATTTACACCAGTACCTGTAATGCTAGAATCAGTTCCTTTAGCTCCGGCAATTTGAGCAGTTCCTGCTGGTCCTCCAGCACCACCACTACCTACGGTAATAGTATAAGTCCCTGCCGGTAGGGTATAGTTTGTGGCTGCTAAGTATCCGCCAGCACCTCCTCCACCTCCCATATCCGATCCACCACCTCCACCGCCTCCAACTACTAAGTATCTTACTGTTAGGGGTACATTACTAACAAAAGTACCAGAGGTGTAAAATGCATGTATTCTATCTGTGCCACTGGTAGTAATAGTGCCGCCGCTTGGAGCATCTGCTACGGTTAAGGCAATAGTATTGCTAGCTCTGCCATATAAATCAATTACTTGTATAGTACCTGCTGTACCAGCTGCTTGTGCAGTTACTGCGCTAGGTACTGAGAAATTAGCTATATTAATTGTATTAGTAATTGTAACAGCTGAATCTATTGTTGCACTAGGAAACACAAATCTAACTGTGGCGGGGCCAAGCATAAAGTTGCCGCCACTAATATTTATTGTGTTTGTAGTATTTTTATATATAGCATTAGTTACACCGGCTAAGTATGGGTAGCCCATATTATTATTTGTTCGCAAGTTACCAATAGTATCATAAACACCATCTAGTGTAAATACTTCATTTGATGCTAGCGTTACCCGTTGAGCTACTCTAATTGAACCGTTATTATCATACTTTAAGTTTACTGATACTGCAGCAGAGTCTCGATTCATTATTGTAATTGACTTAATTATACGACGATAGCCACTTGGTGGAGCACTACAAATAACAACATTTGTTGTACCGTTTAAGGTTCCATCACTACTGCCCTCAGTAAAAACACTACCGTTTGTGTCAGCATAGGCTACTGTAAAATCTGGATTTGTTGTGGCTATGGCAGCGTCTAGATTGGCTTTTA